AGGAGATCTGAAGGATGACTTTCGCGAAGTGTCTGCATCTAAAATCCCGTATAAGTCTACCATGCCAGGGCAGATCGCGTATGAGCCTGAGTGTATTGGTCGGGCCGCGGGGCGTTTGTCCTCTCATACCTCATCGGATAGCGGTATCGTCAATGGTATCGGGACGTTCTACTTCAAGGACGGCACAAAAGAATCACTGAATTTGTTGGACGTGATGGGGCTAGAACAGGGCGCTAAAGGTCAATGGAAGGACCCCGGCAAGCAAACGCAGTATGTCAGTTGTATGATGCTGCTTGTGAAAATGGACGGAACGCGACATGTGAATCGGCGCACCGGTCGGCCGATGGGGTTCCGCGACATAAAGCAGGAGGGCATAGTGTCCACGGCCTTTCACATGAAGCCTGGATTCGCTCGGCCGAAGTTTTATCATCATGGCATTAAGGGGATAACGAAGTCCATGCTCACAGAGCGTTTCGGTGTTGTGCCACAAGAAGACGGTGAGGGTGAGAGCAAGCAGCCGAACGTCAACTGGACAAACCATGAAGATGCCGAGTTTGTACGGTGGATTCGTAATACGTGCCGAATTGCGTATGAGCAGACAACCAAAGCGATGATCGCATACCTCAACGACCGCGGGCTGAACACCGAGCCACCCACACAGGAATGCGAACTCTTCGAAGAGGAAAACGAACTGGTGCTGGCGTAACCGACACTTACCACTATAGCGATGGGCATTTTGGGTGTAACGACTTCATCATAAGTCATTTTGAAACTAACGCCCATCGCCATACATCTAGACGTTTCCTGTAGACTATAAGATAATAATGAAAATTTTGTACGCGTACACAAGTCCACATCATTGCTTCTCGGCTGAAGCCGAGGCGCTCATGAATTTGCAGATCGAAAACAATCTGGAATTGGGCATCCCGTCGTACGATATTTTGGTCTATACGAATTTTCCTTGGAAATATAAAATCCAGAACAAGGGGACGTACAGCAAACAGTATAATGCCGTAGTGTCACGGCCGGTTCCTGACATCTACACAGAATTTGACCCGACTTCAAACAAGATCCCGGTCATTCTACATCTGTTGCGGCATCAGCAGTTGCCATCTGAAATTTTTTGGTATCACGATCTCGACGTGTACCAGACTGAAGCGTTCCCGCCACCACCCGTCAAGCACTTCGGGATTTCGCGTTACTGCTACAAACACGACTGGCAGTGCGGAAGTTTTTTCTTTCGCCCGCATCTTCAAGCGGTGGAGTTTTTCGATACGTGGAACAACGAAATCAAAATCATCCCGACGTGGAGTGAGTATGCGAAGACGCGCACCGACGAAAAGGCACTCAAGAGTTTGGTGCTACAAAAGAAACTCACGGTTGAGGAACTGAACCACCGCTATAACCATGTGTTCAAGTATGCGGACTGGACGTATGCCAGAGCGGACAAGCCCATTCTGGCGTCACATTTTCATCCAGAGCCAGAGAGTATGGCGAGAATGGTGCATGGCAAGAACAACCACAACATTCCGTTCGTGCCGACGAGACTAAAAGAACTCTTTCGGCGACACGGGTTTGTATGATACAATAGAGACTATGATGATGAACAAACGTGATTATTATGTCTGGGTCGAGCGATATCGCCCGCAGACACTCGATGATTGTATTCTACCATCGGGCGTGAGGCAGACACTTGACGGAATCATGCAGCAGTCTGACCTTCCGAATCTATTGCTGACTGGGAAGGCGGGCACGGGCAAAACAACGGTGGCAAAGGCCATCGCACGGGATCTTGATATGGACGTAATGGTGATCAATGCGTCTGACGAGAACGGCATCGATGTCCTCCGCACGAAACTGAAAGACTTTGCATCTGGCATGTCGTTCGAAGGCAAACGAAAAATGGTTGTTTTGGATGAGGCGGATTATTTGAATCCGCAATCGACCCAGCCCGCACTTCGAGCATTCATCGAGGAGTTCGCCGGGACCACCGTTTTCGTGATGACGTGCAATCACAGTAACAGGATCATTGCGCCGTTGCATTCACGTTGCTCCATCGTCAACTTCGAAGTGCCCAAAGTGGAGCGGCCGACAGTCATGGTAGCATTCGCCAAACGGGTTTTTGAAATTCTCGACGGAGAGAATATCACCTATGACAAAAAGTTGGCCATGGAAGTTGTTCAGCAGTATTTCCCCGACTTCCGGCGAACGCTGAATGAGTTACAACGATTTTCTGCGACGGGCGAACTTCAGCCGGACATTCTGTCACAAGTGTCGGACAAAGATATTGCGGTACTCATGAAGTCGTTGTGTGACGCCAACTTCGGAGCCGTTCGCAAGTGGATGTCCGATCATGAAGATACGGACGAGTCGGCGTTCTATCGAATGTTAGCAGATAATATTCCTAACCATGTCAAGGGCAGTGATCTGCCCGGTGTGATCCTCGTCCTCGCAGATTACGGCTACCGTGCGGCCTTCGCAGCGGACAAATCCCTGAACATGCTGGCCTGTCTCACGGAAATTATGGGGAGCCTGGATGTGAAATCGTGAGGGACGCGGATGGTAGCGTGATCTGGGATTACGTCAATGCCATTACGCTCACAAAAGATCAACGTCTCGCAGACAGTCCGGTGATCGACACCGTGTACGAACCATATGTGGTGAACAGAGCGTTGTCGTATTTCCACGAATGTGTGCTTGCCGCCAATCTCATGAACGAGAAGTCTCATTTGCCCAAGCATCTTCAGTTTCTCTTTCTTCTCGGTGTGCTGCGGCCGCGGAAACGATTTAGTAAATGGTTCAAGCACAAAATCGCTGACGATTCGCGTGTTGTGGCAGAATACTATGAATGTTCGTTGAGACACGCGATCAATATCACGTCGTTACATACCACAGAACAACTGACGGCCATGCGCGGTCGACTCTATAAGGGTGGAAGATCGTAGACGCGCTGCGTTCTCTAAATAAACGTAGACAGAGATGATTAACGTGTCTGATCAATGTAACCGGTGCCTCAAAACCCTTCATTCGTCAGACCAACTTAGCCAAAGGCCGGAGTCGGTATGAGTAATGAAAGCCTACTAAAAACACTCCCGCCGCATATTGCCGCTATTATCAAAGAGTGCGTTGAAGTGACACTGCCGTCACCGGACGATTTTCTCAAGGTAAAAGAAACACTGACCAGAATTGGCATTGCGTCGAGAAAAGATAAGAAACTTTTTCAATCTTGCCACGTTTTGCATAAACAGGGGCGTTACTACATTGTCCACTTTAAGGAATTGTTCCTCTTGGACGGCAAAACGCAGCAAACCGTATTTGATGAGTCAGACAAATCGCGAAGAAACACCATTGCGAATATGTTGGCAGAATGGGGATTAGTGAAACTGGTGGACCCCGAGTACAGCGCAGCGCCGGTGATTCCGCTGGGGCAGATGACGGTGTTGCCGTATCGCGAAAAGAGTGAGTGGACACTCGTTGCAAAATATGAAATAGGCAAGAAGAGAACTTGACAAATAGCAGGGTAACAGTTATAATGTCTTTGTGACTAAGGAGAACGAAATTATGGAACCACAATTTCTCAGTGATAAAACATACCGAGAACTGTTCACCATTAAGCAACCGCATACCAACAGTGTGCCGACTGTTAGTGTCTTTCGGAAAGAGCAGCACACCAGCTTCACGAACCCGCGCTACTTGATGGGCAAAGGTATCCTTCCTGAACGCAAGACCACGGAAGCGTATTGCTATGACATCTGTGCGTACTTACCCGAACATCGATCAGTTAATCTCAAGCCACTTACGGTGACGCGTGTCTCGACGGGGTTGCACCTGGCGCTGCCTGAACATTGGTCAGCACTGATATGCAGTCGCAGTGGCCTCGCAACAAGGGGTGTGCAGGTAATCAATGCGCCGGGAGTGATTGACTCCGACTATCGCGATGAAGTCAGTGTCCTGCTGAGTTACATTGCCCCACCGGATGCCAGACCGTTTATTGTTGAACATAATATGCGAATCGCGCAGTTACTCTTTCTACCACCAACGCCGAACGTTCATCTTACTGAAGTGCCTTCCATAGATGATCTGCCGCAGCGTGACACAACACGGTTGGGTGGATTTGGATCAACGGGCGCATCTAGCTTTCTTCCATAATGAAAGTTCTTGTCACCGGCGCAGCCGGATTCATTGGCTCGACACTTGTTGATCGTCTCTTACATAGTGGATACGAGGTCATTGGTGTTGACTGTTTCACAGACTACTACTTCCTTGAGCAGAAAAGTGGGAATATCCTCGCGGCGCTGAAGAACCCCAAGTTTCGTTTCATCGGGAACCCCATCTCCGCCGTCGATTGGGAAGCCATTCTTCCTGACGTGTCGCACATCTACCATCTTGCCGGACAACCGGGCGTCCGCGCCAGTTGGGGGCAAGAATTCAAAGAGTATGTTGACCAGAACGTTCTTGCCACACAGATATTACTTGAAGCGTGTCTCCGACACGCGCCGCGGCTCCTGTCGTTTGTGTATGCGTCTACGTCATCCGTGTACGGATTGTCTAACGCTCGTCCGTATACCGAAGACACACGCCCACAACCCATCTCACCCTACGGTGTCACGAAGCTCGCCGCAGAACATCTCTGTCTGCTCTATCAACATTCGTATGGGTTGCCTATTACTGTCGTGCGATACTTCACGGTGTACGGTCCGAGGCAACGGCCGGACATGGCATTTCACATCTTTCTAAAAGCGGCAATGGAGGCGAAACCGATCAAGGTGTTTGGTGACGGGCAACAGCGCCGGGACTTCACGTACGTCACTGACGCCGTTGACGGCACTATTCGCGCCTCGACAGGTCGCCATGGCGGCGTCTACAACATCGGCGGTGGTTCGCAAGTAACGTTGAACTTTGCATTGGGTATTATTGGTTCTGTCACTGGTGCGACCTTGGAAATAAAAAATGATATATTTCAACGCGGAGATATGCGCGATACTCATGCTGATATTACCGAGGCGCGTGTTGATCTCGACTATCGCCCCAAAGTCTTACTTGTTGATGGCATTCGTGAAGAATATAAGTGGTTACTGTCCCACTATCAAGGAGACTTGGTTGTTCCTTATCATGATGTGGTATAATGTATTTAAAGGAGAAATGATATGATAGAGTTCGGTTTTGTATTCATCGGAGGTCTAGTCATAGCGGTATTTGGATACGCGTTTTCTAGGTTGATAATAAAGAATGGTGAAGAAACCCATGAAGAAGACGGTGAAGAAGACGGTGAACCTGAAGAAGGCAAGGCACGGGATGGCAAACCATACGCCGATGACTTCCGCCTCGACCGTGAATATCTGAACAACCTTCCGAAGACACCGAAGAAAACAGTGAAGAAACCCGCGAAGAAGACGGTGAAGAAACCCATGAAGAAGACGGTGAAGAAGACGGTGAAGAAGACGGTGAACCTGAAGAAGGCAAGGCATGTGAAACGACATACACTAAAGGGGGCGCGACGTGGCTGATATTCTTGTGTTGCATTTAACTTCCGGTGAGGACATCATCGGAAAAGCGCGTCTCGATGATCAGGGTGTCAACTGGCTGATCGAGGACGCGGTTCGCCCCAATGTAATGGTGGAACCCGAGTCGGGTCGAGCGCGGGTGGCGCTTATGCCAGTTATTGCCTATGGTGAGAGTGACAAACTCATAATCTCTACGTTACATGTCACGTTTGTGGTCCCTGCGGCCGAACAGATGGTGAAGGCGTATCGACAAATGCTGAGTGGGATCGTCACACCAGCCGGTGAGCCACCGGCACTGGAGTCTAGCAAGCCATCAATAAAAACGCTCTTGCATTCGTAAGCGTTTTAGCGTATGATCAGTGAATGAAGCATTCGTCGATTCGCCCGACCATACGTAAGGCTCCTGACTCTTCGCTTCAGTACACGTACTGCACAACTCTCGGCTCCCGTGTTTACATTCGGGCACGGGATGCCGAGGGTGCGCCACATGTTGTGAACTTGAAGTACACACCCACCTACTATCTCCCCACAACTGAATACACTGGCGAGGCAACGCTTGATGGTGAGCCGTTGCTTCCGCATCAGTGTAGCAATACCAGAGAGGGCCGTGGGTTCCTCAAGTCGCATCCCGAGGCGTATGGGAATATCCAGTGCGAGTACATGGCACTGGCCGATACTTACGGGGACACCGAGATCGTGCCGGATATGAATCGTCTCTATATCTGGAACCTCGACATCGAAACGGCCGCGGACAAAGCCTTCGCACCACCTGACGATCCGTTCAATGCCGTCACCGCGATCACCGTGAAGTGGCGACACAGAGGGGAATCGGGCACCGTTGTCTACAGCACAAAACCCTATACCCCAGCGGAAGGCATTACCTATCAGCAACGTGATAACGAACACGACATGCTCGTCCAGTTTCTCAAAGACTGGCGAAGCAAAGGTGACTATCCCGACATCGTCACCGGATGGAATATTCAGTTCTTTGATATGCCCTATCTGGTGAATCGAATGCGCCGCGTGATCAACGAAGAAGACGTGCTTCTCATGTCGCCATTCAAAACTATCACGCACCGTATGGTGAACATCTTCAATCGCGACCAGGCGGTTGTGGATATTCGCGGCGTCGCGATTCTCGACTATTTGGAACTCTATCGTAAGTTTACCTATTCACAGCGAGAGAGCTATCGGCTCGATCATATCGCGCATGTGGAACTCGACAAACGTAAGCTCTCGTACACGGAATATCAGTCGTTAGACCAACTGTATCGTGAGAACTTCCAAAAGTTTCTTGACTACAACATTTTAGATGTGGAACTAGTAGACGAACTCGATCAGAAGCTCAAGCTGATCGAACTTGTTTGTGCGTTAGCGTACAGTGCAAAAGCGAACTACGTGGATACCTTTAAGCAGGTACGGTTGTGGGACATCATGATCTATCACAACCTCCGCGCCAAGCACATACAAATTCCACCGCGTCGTGACGTAGAAAAGACTGCACAGTATGCCGGTGGCTATGTAAAAGCCCCGCACGTTGGACAGCATGAGTGGATTGCATCCTTCGACGTAGCGAGTATGTATCCGCACATCATTCGCCAATGGAACCTGTCACCCGAAACACTGGTGGCAAAGGTTGACACGAACTGGCCCACGGTTGATGATTTGTTACTGGAGCCCAATAGCATCAAGTCGTATCAACAGGGTGATCAGGTGCCCAACGGTTATGCACTCGCCGCCAACGGCGTACTGACACAGCGGGATCATGAAGGCTTCCTACCCGCGATGCTCAAGACATTGTATGACGAACGGATGCGGTTCAAGAAAAAGCTGGGCGCCGCCAAGAGACGACGCCAAAAGCTGAACACGACCGACCCGCAATATGCGGTGCTGACGAAGCAGATGGCCGCGTATAACAATCAACAGATGGTGCGGAAGGTAAACCTGAACAGTGCTTACGGTGCGCTTGGCTCACAATACTTTCGCTTCTATGACACGCATCTGGCAGAAGCGGTGACGCTCACGGGACAGTTGACAATTCGCTGGGTTGCCCGTGATGTGAATGCTTACCTCAACACGGCGCTCAAAACAGATGCGGACTATGTGATTGCGTCGGATACGGATTCCGTCTATGTCAACCTCGGTGCGTTGGTGAAGCACACAGATACCTTCAACGGAAAGACGAAGGATCAGATCGTCACGATGCTTGACAAATTCTGCGAGCAGCGTATTCAGACAGTCATCGACGCGTCGTTGGCCCGCTTGGCGTCATACCTCAACGTGGCAGTGCCGTGTCTGTCGATGACGCGGGAAGTCATCGCGGACAAGGGTGTTTGGACAGCGAAGAAACGTTACATGCTTAACGTGTATGATACCGAAGGCGTGCGTCACACCACACCAAGGCTGAAGATGATGGGTATTGAGGCGGTGAAGTCCTCCACGCCGTCCATGGCACGAATGGTGCTGACTCGCGCTATCGAACTTTTACTGCGCGGTACACAAGAGGAAATCTGGACACTTATTCAAGAAAAACGGGAAGAATTCATGCAGGCACCATTTCAGGATATTGCTATGCCACGTTCCGTTAATGGATTAGATAAATACAGTGACGTGGAGAAAGGCGTGCCGATTCATGTCGCTGGGACACTCGCCTTTAACAGAAAAGTAGTCGCCGATAAATTAACACACATTGAGCAGATTCGTGAAGGATCGAAGATTCGCTTTGCGTATCTACGGCAACCGAATGTATTTCGGTGTCATGTTCTGGCGGCCGCGTATGGTTGCCCAGTCGAATGGCAGGTCGAAAAATACGTGGACTATGAAAAGCAGTTTCAAATTGTTATAATTGATCCGTTGAATGCAATTCTAAATCTTGTCGGGTGGTCGGCGGAACACCAGGCCACACTTTTTGATTGAGGTGAATATAATGGCACGAAGAACGAAGAAGAGAAAGACGCAAGACAACCACGGCGCACAAAAGAGCGGTGAGAAGGTCGAAGTCTCGATCAAGGATCTACTTCAAGCGTATGACCCTGATTATGTTCGTAATACGGAGTGGTTACCAGCACCTCCCAAATTAAAGTCTAGTGGTTATCATCATTTTATCCCCGATGCGGAATCACCGTGGAAACTTAAGTCGTGGGTCGAAGTCAAAGGTGGTAGCACAAACGGGTCGACTGAAGAAAAGATTTGGTTCACAATGAGAAAGATTGAGGCTGGTGTCTATGACGAGAAGACCATCCAAGGGGGCAAATCATTCAAGAACCTCTTAATCATTTTTCAAGGAACCGTTGAACGCAACGCTAATAGCGTTGATTTCATGAAGGAAATCGAAAAAAAGAAGTCTGATGGCGATTTGCGGTATGCGAATGTGGAATGCGTTCTTGCCAGTGAGATTACCTCGCAAGAGATGTATGATAACATTTTCTCTCGTCGGGGTAATGTTGCCCAAACTGCACTCAATCTGTACGACGATTAATGCGTACACGCATTCAACCCCTCTTTAAGTGGACAGGCAGTAAACAGCGAATGCTGAACCTGTATGAACCATACTTCTTTCCCAAGGTGGAACCAACGCGGTTTGTCGATTTGTTTGCGGGCGCATTGACCACGACATTGTGGATGGCGGAAACCTATCCCTCATGCCAGCTTGTCATCAATGATGCCAACAAGGAACTTATCCTGCTCTATCAAACACTCGCGAAAAATACCACAGGTGTCATTGATCGATGGCAAGAATGTGTGAATGGGTGGCTAAAGCTGACTCCCGAAGCACGAAAGCCGTATTACTATAAGCTACGCAAAGGTTACTGCCTCGCACATCAGGATAAGTCGGCTGAATACTTGTCGGGTATGCTACTGTTCATGTTGAGTGTGAATTTCAATGGTATATGGAAAGCATACAACATATGTGAGAAACGGTACTCGACGCCGCCGGGCACTTGTACGCAAGGTGAGAAGTTTTTCACAACTGACAATATTCATGCAGTGGCAGATGTATTGCGCCATGCAGACATTCATTGTGGATCGTATGCAGACGTAACGCTTCGCGATGGCGACTACGTGTACGCCGATCCACCGTATCGAAGTTCGTCTGTGGACTATCAGTGCAATTTCGAAGAAAGCAATCACGTTCACTTGGCGAAGTTTCTCACCACACATAACGGACCGTATGCATACTCAAATAAAGTGATTGGTGATGCCTTCTACATTACCCACTTCCCGGCCACACAGATACACCAAGTGGCTGCGACGTACACGGCGGGTCGCGGAGACGCGGTATCTGTCGATGAAGTAATAATTACTAATTTTGAACCTCGGCGTAACGCCACACTATTCGATTAGGAGTACACATGTCGTCTACCTTTATGCGGATAATGCTTTTTGTGACGGGCATCGGCCTCTCTAGCATCGCCGCGTTCTACTCAGTTACCGGATTAGCATACATCTTTGTGAGTGTGTTCTGGCCTATTGTAATCATGGGAGGTACACTCGAAGTCGCCAAGCTCGTCGGCGCGTCGTGGGTATTCCGGTATTGGCGCACCTCACCGAAACCGTTAGTCGCTTATGTGAGTGTCGGCGTCTTTGTGTTGATAGTGATCACGGGTATCGGTATCTTCGGGTATCTTTCGCGGGCGTACCTGACACAGCAAGCACCGATGGCGCAACTACTCGCAGAACGTTCCGCAGCAGAACGGAATGTTGAGTTAGCGAACGTCGTCTATACTCGCCGCGCAACAGCTATCACCACGCTCACAAGCAGCGATCTCGCGGATCAAGTTATCGGGGGACTTGTGGTGAACGACCGACTCACCAGCATCAACGGTGCGGTGAATGTGTTACGAGAGCAGCAAGTCCTTGAACAAGAACTTCAAACGCAATTGAATATCTCGGGTGAAGCACTCCAGATCGCAGAGCAGGAATTGTTGGCGGTGAATCAGCGTACACAAGAGCAGTCCGTTGATGTGGGCCCGTTGATGTTTGTGGCGCAAGCATGGTATGGCAGCACCGATATCAATATTCTTGATCACGTCGTGACCGTGTTCATTCTTATCATCATCTCCGTGTTCGATCCAATGGCCATTGCGTTGTTGCTTGCCTCGCAGTCAATTCCCGGTAAGCGCATTACGCCGAGTAGCGTACCGGACATTGACCAGAATACATCACCACAGGTAAAGAAGACTGTGAAGAAAACTGCGAAGAAGGCCGTGAAGAAACCTAATAGTGTCCCACCAGATACACCAGTGGATATACTGAAGGCTCAGGCGTGGGTGGATACCGCGGTCGACACCGAAACACTGGCGGAACCGTCATTAGAAAATACGACACTGGACGCCATTCGCCCAAAGTCTATACGTCTCGGTAGACGTGCCGTCCGCGTCCGCCGCGACCGTTCTGTTGAATAATATCGCGAAAGTGTGATAAAATAGTTAATATGAATAAAGACAGGAGCTTGAAATTATCATGGCCAAAGTAGACCTTTTTAGGCAGTTCGTTGTGGACATCGGCGATCCCGATACTGCATTGGCATCAGACGGCAAGAGTGCGGCTGAATTTACGGGGTTCATCGACAGCGGCAGTTACATATTGAACGCCGCGTTATCGGGAGATATGTTTGGTGGTCTCCCCAATAATAAAGCGTTAGTCCTCGCGGGTGACCCGGCAGTAGGGAAGTCTTTTTTTGCGCTTTCTATTATGTCGCAATACTTGGCAGCCAATGATAAAGCACGGGTCGCATACTTCGATACAGAATCAGCGGTTACGAATGCCATGTTTTCTTCACGGGGTATTGATCCTGAACGTGTCATGAAGTCCGAGCCGGAATCCATTGAACGGTTCCGCACCGTTGCATTGAAGATGTTGGATACCTATGCGAACATCCCAGAAGAAGATCGGTTTCCGTTTCTGATCATTCTCGATTCTCTGTCTGCGCTACCGAGTGGCAAGGAAATCGGTGACATGACAGAGGGCAAAGACACCCGTGACATGACGAAGAGTCAGTTGATCAAGGGTGCGTTTCGTGTGTTGCGTCTGAAAATGGCGAAGGTGCAAGTACCGATGATCGTTACGACCCACACCTATGCTGTGATCGGCGCGTATTTCCCAACCAAGGAAATGGCGGGCGGTTCAGGTGCGAAGTATGCCGCAGACACCATCGTGTTTCTCAGCAAGAAGAAAGAGCGGGATAGCGACAAGACAATCATTGGAAACATTGTCAAGGCGAAAATGGTCAAATCCCGTATGACGAAAGAAGAGTCAGTGGTGGAGACGCGCATCCTGTTTGACGGGGGACTGGATCGGTATTATGGGTTGCTGCCGCACGCGGTGAACTCGGGGCTGGTGACGAAGGTCGGAAACAAGTATGTGTTCCCTGGCGACATGAAGGCGTTCGAATCACAGGTTTACGCTAAGCCTACTAAATATTTTACGGACAGCCTCCTACAGGACTTGGCCCCGCACATGAAGGCGACGTTCCTTTATACAGGCGAACCGGTTGTGAATATTACAGATGAGGTGACGGCCGATGAGTGAATCAGAATCAAACATTCTCGAAATGATCATGCCCCGATTGATTCCACAGAAGAAGGGCGAAGCTATTTTAGGTCTAGAAATCATAGCCGGTCCGTATCGTGGTGTCGTATTTTCCTTCAAAACGTTTCGTGTTTCGAAGAAAGTTGGCCCGGACGGTATGGTACCGACAAAGTTTGAGACGGAAGTATATGAGTCGCCTAAAGGGTTTCATGTCACAGAGGACTTCGATTATTTCTGTGGTGAGGTGTTGATGGCGTGGTTAAGCTATATTTCGCTATCAAATTTTGATGCGCTTCTCAGTTCGGAGACGAAAGGCGTTCACTGATGCTCTTGTTTGAGCGAACAGTGCTTCGACAATTGTACGCATCACAAAGCTATGCCGAGCGGGCGGCGCCGTATCTCAAGGGTGAATATTTTCCGACTGGAGAATGTGCGACCGTCTTTGGTGTGTATCAAAAGTTCTTCGATGAATACCACCAACTTCCTTCGGTGTCGGTTCTACGGTTAATGCTGGATGATGTCCCGAATCTAAGTGAGGCGGAAGCGAAACAGGCGAACACGGTCATCGACGAGCTTGAACAGACCGAACCACAAGATTCATCACAGCACGAATTTCTCATCGCAGAGACGGAGAAGTTCTGTCAAGAACGAGCGTTGTATATCGCTCTACGTCATAGTGTCGGAATGCTTGACAACCCGAAAGAGAACCCTCACGCAATTCCCGACATTCTCAAAGAAGCGTTGGCCGTTTCATTCGATACACACGTCGGCCACGATTTCTTCGGTGACGCGGAAGAACGGTACGACTTCTATCATCGTGCGGAAGCGCGGATTCCGTTTGATCTCGACGTGTTCAACACCATGACCAAGAATGGCATTCCTAGAAAGACATTGAATGTGGTGCTGGCAGGTACGAATGTCGGAAAGAGTTTGTTTCTTGTGCATATGGCGGCTGCGTGTGCCCGTATGAGTAAGAAGGTGTTGTACATCACATTGGAGATGGCGGAAGAACGCATTGCTGAACGTGTCGATGCAAACCTCATGGACATTCCGATTGATGATGTGATCGCGTTGTCGCGGGATCGATATCTCAAGAAACTGAAAACACTTCAGCAAACCAGCACCGGGCGAATGATCATTAAGGAGTATCCGACAGCGGCTGCACACACAGGGCACTTCCGTGCGTTGCTCCACGAATTGAAGCTCAAGCAGGACTTCACGCCGGACATTCTGTTCGTGGATTACCTGTCGATCTGTGCGTCCTCGCGCATAAAGATGGGCAATGCCGTCAACAGCTACACTTATAACAAATCTATTGCGGAAGAGTTGCGTGGGTTGGCGGTGGAAATGAACATTCCCGTCTTTACGGCCGCGCAGTTCAATCGTGATGGGGCGTCCTCGACAGCGCCGGGGTTAGAAAAGATTAGTGAGTCATTTGCCATCGCACAGACGGCGGACTTCATCTTTGCCTTGACCACAAGCGATGACTTGGATAAGAATAATCAGATACAGGCATATGTATTAAAGAATCGATATGCCAAACGACAGAGTTTTCAGAAGTTCATTCTGGGTATTGATACTTCTCGTATGAAGCTGTATGATCCGAAGCAGATACAGACTGCACCGACACCAGACCAATTTGTCGCAACCAATCTTACCAAGCCATTTCGTGATCGCACCGCTCGGCGACCACTTGCACACTTGAAAACTGATGACTAATGGGCCTGAGTCACGGCGAGAATGGCCGTGAGGGGTACGTCGCGTCTTGCGACTACAAAGTTACCCGGGCCAATCCAATCGGCGTGACACTTCTGTTCGGGATCGCGCAGAAAACCGGAACCCCGGTGGCAATCACCGAGCGCGGCCGCGCTACGTCGTGATTGTCCAGTCAACTTGTGTCCCGCATAACCCGACACGGAACGGGGTACGAGCTTCATGAAACGGTCGTAGAGTTTTGCGCGAGAACTTTCCGTGGCACTAAAGTAGATGAGGGCGGGATGATACTTGGTAATGAACTCTTTCATCACAGCAATCACGGTCGCAAAGACACTAAACGCATGTCCGGTGCGCGAGACGCCATACGTCTCCGTATCGGTTTTCGGATCACCGGGGGCGCCGCTTCCGTGTGTGCGCTTAAGCGCGAACGTAAACTCCCACGGCTTTTCTACACTCTCCCACCGTGGCTCGATCACTTGACCGCGGCCGTTGGTGCGAGGAATATTTTGCTCTACGCGTTTCGCAAAGTGAACATTATACTTCAAGCCGGAAGTGGCCACGGTAAACTCGGCCTCAAAAACACCGGGGCCATCGCCGCTTCCCGTGCCCCGGCTGTTGACAACGCGGTACGGGTAGGGTTTGTCGAGAGCTTCTGTGATATCCCGGCAATGTTCGCGAAAGGATTGCATAGTCCTATTTAGGGGTGCCTTTGTTCCCCCTAAATAAAATAGGAGGCACAATGCAAGTCGAGGCACTTCAACGCCGAGTAATAATGGACGCAGTGGTATTACAGGATGCGGTGAAAGATGTCTTTCCGGTGAAACGGCCGGACTGTTATCGAGGACGTGCGTTTAATTTGGCGTCATTTTTAGACCGTCTTAATGCCGTCACGGAGGAATATGGTGTCTTAAATGTTGTCGGCAGTGGTGAAAAGGGTATACCCAAGAAGTCCGTCCTGATCACGGCACAATGGTTGCCAAACGAACTTCTTCCGCTTCAACATTCTTCGGCTGATGTGCGACTTGAATGGCATGTAACTAAAGGGGGGCGACGGCAGCAATGGTCGCGCAAAACGTGGGCCATACGCCGTTTCTATTTTTGGTCATACCTGCTACACGAATTGGTTCATCGACATCAAGATGTGTATCGGAGTGTTAAGGGAGAAGAGACCAATGCCCGTGTGTATCGTTCTCAGGCGGATGGTATCGATCTGAAGGCGGAACAAACTTATCTGGGTGACTATGACGAAATCGAAGCGTACTCGCACGACGTAGCATTAGAGATGTGGGCGATATATGGCGATCTTAATTACCGTGATGCGTTGAAACAGATGAAAACCGAAATTCTTCCGTGGCCGTTTATCGCGAAATCCACGTATACGGTATATACAGGAGCGTTCAAGACGACACCGAAACACGCTGCGCTGCCAGTGTTTCATCGGAAGATCAAAATGTGGTGGGATTTGATAGTCGCACACCCCGAGTTTTACAAATCGCTTCGCTTGGAGATACGATGCCGCTAATTTCATTTGCACGACATCTACAAGAATCTAAGGCCGGTAAACTGACGCATCTTCAACATCTTGAAGATTTGATGTTGGATGACGGTGCCTCAGGTGCGACGTTTGCACTGGATGTCCTCAAGAACTTCGGGCACATGCTGGAACACGGTGGTGTGTCTCGCTCGATGAACGTCACAACGAAATGGGATGGTGCGCCATCGGTGGTGTTTGGTCCTGATCCCGCCGATCACAAATTCTTTGTCGCAACGAAGTCCGCGTTCGCCAAGAACCCGAAGCTCATGAAGTCGAAGGCACAGATTAACGCGACCTATGGCAGTAGTGGACTTGGTGCGAAACTCCAGGCGTGCCTTAAGGAACTACAACCGCTTCACTCAAAGCAGATTCTTCAGGGTGACTTGCTCTTTACTGACGATATCAAGTCACAGACCATAGACGAGAAGTCCTACGTAACCTTCCGTCCTAACACTATTCTCTATGCGGTCGAAGCAAACAGTAACCTCGGGCAACAGATCAGTCGCGCTCATCTGGGCATTGTCGTACATACCATGTATAGCGGCCGCGGTTCAACAATTGACAGTTACACCGCTTCACCCATTACCCCTGGCGCCTTTGCGTCCTTAGGCAAGTCCGGCCGCGCGGTTGTGCTGGATGCTTCGTTTGACGATCTGTCCGGTACCGTCACCTTCACTAACGCGGAACAAAGCGACTTTACGCTTGCTCTGTCGCACGTCACTGCGTTACAGAGTCAGGTTGCGTCATCTGTGTACGAAGTCATGACACACGAACCCCTGCATATGCTGGTACAGATGTTTATCAACCAGCGTGTGCGTAGCAACAGGGTGTCTGCGTCGACCGTCACCGAACTGATGGAGTTTATAGCTGCACGTCGAGACAAGGAAGCCGGGAAGCGAGGCTCCGAGAGGGGCAAAACGGATCAGGAAGCGAAGTTCAACGCGGTCATGAAACAGATTCGTGGCAACGCTCGCGGGTACCTGAATTGGTTTCAGCTTCATCAAGCCGTCATGAACGCTAAAACGATCATCGTGCGAAAGTTGGCGCAAGTTTCCCGTATCAGCACGTTCGTGCCAACAGCGAGTGGGTTTCGAGTTACAGGCCCTGAGGGCTTTGTGGCAACCTCCCACGGGGGGAAGACGATAAAGCTCGTAGACCGTCTGGAGTTCTCCCGATTGAACTTCCTCGCACCAAAAGATTGGCAATAGTGGGAACACATTTTCTCTAAATAGTCTATAGGGAAAACTATGCCATCATCTCGCACCGTCGTTCTCGTTTTCGGTCGTTTCAATCCACCGACCACTGGGCACGGCGCACTCGTTAACTTCGTCAATCAGATTGCCCAGCGCAATAGTGCTGATGTGCGTGTGTACCCCTCGCAGACTCAAGATTCGCGAAAGAACCCACTGCCGTTCAGAAACAAGGTCGCGTTTCTGCGGAAATTCTTTCCAAAACTGTTCGTTAGTAGCAATGTGTCAGTACGAACGCCAGTTGATGCGTTTGCGGAGGTGTCCTCTCTCGGCTATCGTCGAATTCTGATGATCGTCGGTAGTGACCGTGTGCGTGACTTCCAAAAGTTCGCACAATATCTTGTCCCTCGCAAATCTCCTAAATATAATGCAGCCAAGCATATTGACATTGACCACTTTCAGGTTATTGCGGTGCCTGGTAATCGCGATCCCGACGCAGACGATGTGTCGGGGATGTCGGCATCTAAGATGCGGGCACTCGCGAAAGCGAACGACTTTAAGGCATTTGGGGCGGGGATTCCGTCACATGTGCCACAGAAGGTAGCAAAAGACTTGTTTAACCAAGTACGACAACATATGGGGCTACGCGAAATGTTTAATCTCAGCGAAGGACAATTTAATATCGGGTTGCTTGAGGCTCCACAGACATTTACTATTGTAGCCATTGTCAATAATAAGGTGGTGGATCAACAGTGGGATGTCAGCAAGATGGAACTCCCCTATGGGGTCCAAAACTTCCAACGCGACCACCCAAAGGCCACTCTTTCTATTGAGAATGCTCGTGGTCGCGTGGTGAGTGTTATCAAACCAGGTCAGCAGTATAAAGAAGGATTGGCTGAGTTGTCAACTTCGACTAAAAAGTTCGGTTGGTCGCTACGGAATCTGAAGCCCGGTACACGCGTAAAGATCAGTGGATTCGACCGGGCGCGGGCCCGCGGCGCGACCGGAGGCGATCTCGCGAAAGGGAGAGTTGTTAGTTACCACCCTGCGCGCGGCCTAGCGCCTCGACCGAATCGCCCAGCAGCTTCCTCAGGTCCGTATGCTGGAGACGCATATTACATCGTGGATTTTGGTGCGGCCGGTAAAGATAAAGTTAGCGCAGACAAAGTGATTGTTGCTGGGGAGTCCTACGTGAAAGAAGGCAAGCGCGTTTCGGCCGCGTCCCAACGTGCATATAACAAGGCGATTGAGAAAATCATAGCTAAACATGGCACGTTACGCGTCAATCCGAACCGCGGTCTCGTCCTCGATCCCGGTACATGGGTAAAGATTAGCGATTCGCCGAGCCGCTCAAGTCGGGGGAAAGTTGTTCGTTACGATAAAGGCGACCGTCACGGCAGTCCGTTTTACGTCATCGACGTTGGTAAGTATGAGTCGGAGAAAATTCCGGCACACAACGTGGTGAAAGAAGATGTCGAGCAGATAGAGGAAGCCGGGGAACAAATGGACGAGGCGACTCTTCCTTCTTCCAACCGCCTCGGCGGCCGACCCGCAAGCTCCGCAGATCAGAGGCGCGCCGCAAGGATTATCAGCAATTCGCTGGGTCGAGGTCAGAATCCTTTGAAGAAAACAACGCCCGCGGCTAGCGTTAATGCTGCGATAAAAATATTCTTGAATAATAGTCATTCCGTTGAAGCATGGAACCTCGCTGGCCAGATGCTGAACAGAGCTACTGAGCTAGGCATCAAATGGGATCAGAAGTTACTGAAACCGACAACCCGCAAAGCCATGAAAATGGACGAAGCATCTAAAATTAAACTCCCGCCACATCTTGCAAAACTCTTTGATCGAGACGGCAACTTGACAAAGGATGCCGCGGATAGAGTTGCGAAGGGTAAAGCCAAGTTTAATGTGAAAGACGTAACTCCTAAAGGTTACGGTATAAACGAAGCACCGGCCCGGTCGGGCTTCGCCGCCAACCCTGACCAGCACGTCAAGGTTGGTGATAAGGTTCGCGCCGGCCTTCGCGTTCGCGGAGGCGCGGGATTTGACGGGACAGTGGAACGCATCGATGGTAATTGGATCTATGTGAATCTAGGGCCGGAGCCGGGTTCCAAGTGGGGTGATCGTATTATCAAAGCACCTCGCAAGTATGTGATGGTGGAAAAGGACGATCAGTGGGTAAAGGAAGCTGCTACCCCACCGGCTGTAATAAAACCTCCAACCGAAACGGAGAAATTGCGAACGACGCAACAGCAAGAATTGATCGCTCTCAAGACCCGTCAAGCGAACACAATGATGGCGGCAAAACTTCGGGATGTGCAACAGAAGGCTCGCGAGCAGCAAGCCAAGGCTAATCAACCGAAGAGCGCCGCCTCGCCGGCATCATCTTAATCAAGGAGTACGAATATGTCTGGATGGGGATCAGATCCAACTGACGCGAATAAGCCAACATGGGGGCAGCCGAATAACGCTGCCGCTGCAAACACGTATGCCACTGAACAGGGTTGGACATTTAGACACCCGTGGGGTGAAGAGATTATTGTTGCGATAGGCGGACAGGTTACCGCGAACTCTGCATCACAGAGTCCGTCACCGTCATATAGTCCGTCTTCGTCGCAGTCGAATAGTCCATCTGCATCGTTCAGTCCGTCGAGTTCGCAGTCGAACAGTCCGTCGAGTTCGCAGAGCCCGTCGAGTTCGTACAGTCCGTCAAGCTCAACCAGCTTGTCGCAGAGTCCATCTGCGTCGCAGAGTCCGTCTGCGTCGGTCAGTCCGTCAACTTCGACCAGTCCGTCGAGTTCGGCTTCAGCTTCGGGAAGTCCGTCCGCGTCGACCTCGCCGAGCTAAACTCGGCGGTAACATCATGGGTAGTTGGTGTCTTCGGACGCCAACTGCCATTTTCTGTTTGTCTCAAAGGATTATTCTATGTCACCAACGCTCAAACAAGACCTGTGTGACCTCTTTGGTGTCTCATCCGAGTTAGTTAACGAGGTGTCTGACACCTTGGAAACGATACACGAAAGCCGCTACAAAAAGGGCGACGCTGTAACGGTGGACAAGGGCCCGCACAAGGGTGTTAAGCACATGGTCATGTTTATACACCCTGACGGAAAGATTAACCTTAAGCCAGACGTTTGGCCACCTAACCGTATTCGCTATCGTCTCGGGGCTGTTACAGCTACTCCTAATGAAGTGAAGCCGTGGGATCAGCGGGCCGCGGATCGACGGTCTAAAATGGCGCATTCGGGTCGTCCCCAGACGGACAAAGAAAAATCGTCCATGGCTTCTTGGAGAAAATTGGAGAAGGAACTGTATAGGGACTTCCGAAAGGGAAAGAAATTTTCCGATCTACACCGGGAGTCACTCGATGAAGATGATCTGCCCTTCGGGTTAGAATCGTTTCAGGGTCCGGTAAGTAATGCTGAAATGAATCGTAAGAAGGACACGGTCGCCAAAGCGCCGGAGAAGGCGCCGGAGAAGGCGCAGGAAGACGACACGCCGTCTGGCAATTTTAATCCAACGAAGAAATCGTCATCACAAAAAGAAGCTGAACGGGAAAAGAAACTTCGTGCGAAAGCGGATGACAAAGTGCAGGACGATTTGCTTCACAGGCATAACACGAAGAACGACGAGGTGACCTTCTATCCCTCCACGGAGCATTCCTCTGAAAGAAAACTTGGGACGTAGAGAATATAACCCCCCTCTACAGATACAATGACTCCACAAATTTATTGTGACATGGACGGTGTATTAGCCAACTTTGTCGAGGCAGCAGAACGCTTCTTTGAGGTAGATATTAGAGGACACAGCGACGCCACCTTCAAAAAATTATGGGATTCCCCCCAAGGATCCGCACGTCTGGCGAAGGAATGGCCGACGTTCTGGATGGATCTTCCTATGCTATCACACGCGCAGCAGTTGTGGAGTGTGATCGGTCCGCTCCATTCGTCTATTCTCACCGCTACACCGTCTAATTGGCCATCCGCTGGAACTGGCAAACTCATCTGGTGTAAGCGCCATCTTCACAATTTTCGCCCATCCATGAACAAATTTCACGCGGTGCGTCGTTCAGAAAAGCGACGGTTTGCCAAGCAACGAGATGGCACAGCGAACATCCTCATCGACGACTTCGCAAAGAACATTAACGAATGGCAGCAAGCCGGTGGTGTTGGAGTTGTCTATCAGGACGGTGACATTGCACAGGTGAAAAAGGTAGTTCATCAATTGATCTAAATACCGGTAGAAAACACAATGGAGGTTGTATGATTGACGGACAGTACGAACAACATGAGAGGGATTGGATGAACACAAAACTGGATGAATTGAAAGAACTTCAGGGGCGGATCGTTAAAGAACTTGAAGACTTGGAAGGAGCCAAACAGCTTGGCCTCGAACAGTATCATCGTGTAGCAGGAGCTATTGAAGTGCTTGAGGGTTTGTCCAAAGGTGAGGGTGATACACAACCGCCACCATCTGTGTAACAATGGAGTTTGTTAATCTGACATCAAAGAACGCGCTTTTGTACGCTACGCGATCTTACGACAACCCGCAGTGTGTCAGTATTAGCGAGTTTGCGGAAGATTATAAACGGTTCAAATACGTCAAACGGCTCTGTCGTCGATATCTGACGACCCGGCAGTTAAGCGAGCGGCTGATTCTCAATCATTTGATCGGACTGCTCAACGTCTTTGGACCAGAAGCCATGGTGCGACTCTTATTCGTCAAAAGCGACGATGAGAAGTCGTATCGTGTCCTCAAACCTTTTTTAGAGTATCTGATGGTAATGCCATCAGTGATCGTCGGTATCGATGGATATGATATTGTGACCGACACTATCCCGACTGATGCGCGTATCGTCCGGCGATTACAGGAGCTATAGAGTATGTCATTGTTTCAGAAAATTCTCCGTCAGTTGGATGAAGCTAAAGGCCGCGGCGCCGTCGATTGGCGAGACGTTGAATCAGTGTTGGTCACACTGAATAAAAAATTTCACGCGCTTAATAAGAACATACATAGTGAACTCGGAGTATCTTTTGCTCGCGACCCCAGAAAAACAACCTTTATCGATATCACGGTTGTTGGGTCGGGAGGCCGACTGCGCCATCGCGGCCGCGAGGTCATCTTCACGGTTGACAAGTCCAATGGAAAGATCTACAGTGCCAAAGGATATGGAAAACCGAATACGAGCCACCAATACGGCACGGTGCAGGCGCCAGATATAAGGAATATGACGAAGTTGATGACGGGTCATCCAGAGTTACAGGAGTCATTACAAGAACGGGAACTTCCGTTGAACGTCACCGCCCGTGATGTGCAGCCGCTGGTGGACAAGCTGAATAAAATTCTCGCTAAAGCCAAAGACCAAAGCGGTGAATATACGCGTACCCCCAAACAAGACCGAGATAAACTCACGATCAAGGACAAATCGAAATATATCAATATCGATGCCGTGCAGGGCGGAGTCTCGCACGGGGGACGCGGCGTCTTTATGATCGACAAGTCTGATGGAAAAATCTACGGTATCAAGGGATACGGGACACCGAACAAGATTCCGAAACATCAATACGGCACGGTGGAGAAGCCAGAGATGAAGAAGATGGCGCTCAACGCAGCCATCTTGGAAAAGGCCGAAGTCATGCGGATGCGTATCGAGGACGCTTCAGCTAATGCTGTCGGTGGTGGTGAAGTTGCTGGCTTAGGTGTCGGACCGAAAGGTGAACCCGGCGGTCCGCCTCGAATAGGGTTGAGAAGAAAGAAAAAAGACGATGACGCGTAAGCAGATCGACGAAGCTACCTACACCGAAGAAGAATTCGTACAACTATACGAAGATACCTTCGCTGGTGCAGACGTACTCGAAACCGATATGGACGGCGTAATGGCGACCAAAGCACCGAAACGTCGGTGGGAACGCTACGCTAAGTATGTAGGCGTAGAAGAAGAGGGTGAACGAATTCGTCTACACGCTCGGAAAAGTAAACGCGACATTATCCTGCGCGATAGTAAAACCGGCGCCATGACATGGTTGCGGAAACAATCTTGGCATAAAGACCCTACGAAAGATAAAACCCACTAAGGAGATTATATGAGTTCAATTATTGCATTCGTCAAAAATCAGACCGGCGCCACCACTGCGGCAATCAAGCGTAACGGTGTTCTATGGGTGTTGCTCGTCGTCGCGCTTGGTGTGGTGGGCTATATCGCGCTTCAGCAGATTCCCGTTCTTGTCTTCAAGAACTTGCAGGTCATCAATGCCATCGTTCTCGCGTATCTTGCAGACCGCACACTCTTCAGCAACACCGTTGCTGTGGATGAAACCTTAGAGAACTCCTCACTCGGACCCGCACGTATCCTGGCACGTGCTATTGTTGTCCTCGCGGTAATCGCTGGCTTGACCCTTGGTATCTAAATGCGTGTTCTGTCCTCCCTTCTGTTGCTGTTCGTGTTGTTCGGCGTTGCTGCTCCGGCCGCAGCGCAGATTCCACAACGCGCCTATACCTATCAACGCGCTTTAATCGGAAACGCCCGTTTTGTATGGGGCTTGAATGCCCCTATCGCAACGATGGCGGCACAGATACATCAAGAGTCCGCATGGCGTCCAGACGCGCAGTCACCATACGCCGGCGGACTCGCGCAGTTCACACCAGACACCGCCGACTGGATCTCCATGAGGTATTCGGACTACCTTGGAGCAAACCAACCCTATGAACCGGAATGGGCATTGCGTGCCCTTGCGCGATATGATAAATACCTTTACGACAGGATGTCCTTCGCAACACGGGAGTGTGATCGGTGGGCGTTTACGCTATCGGGCTATAACGGTGGCGCGGGCTGGGTCAATCGTGATCGAAGGCTCGCGACAGCCGATGGCAAGGATTCAACCTTATGGTGGGGGAATGTCGAAGAATATAGTGACCGCGCTGACTGGGCTATCAGAGAAAATCGGAATTATCCGGTCCGCATCTTGTTGGATCTTCAACCTCGCTATTTGTCGTGGGGATTGGGCATCTCTTGTGAGCCGCCCGCGCCTCCAGAGCCTCCTCCGGCGGCACCAACTGACGTGCCCGAGGATGCAATACTGCCAGGGTTAGTTGAATGCGATCACACAAAATAGGAGAGGACGATATTCGTATACCGCGGCCGCCGAAGTTCCGCACACCAGCAACACAGCAGATTACGCCCAAAGACAACGGATCGTACCAAGTAAATGAACGAGCGGGGGTCCAGTTCTCGATGAGCTTCCTCATTCAAATTTTGGGAACGGTCATCATTGCCGTGTGGGGGTATTCGCAGTTGGATGCCAGAATATCCATTGTCCAGAATCAAACTACAACGCACGCAGAAAAAATTAGCGCCATTGAATCGGACATCACGGAAAATCAAGATAAGCCCATCTCATCTGACCATGTGCAGAATACGGCATTGTCTGCCCATGAGAGAGAACTGGGAGAAATAAAAACCAGAATACAAGTATTAGAAACCCGCTTGTACATGCTGATAGTAGCGCAATAATACCCAATGCCACAACCACAACCAGAAGAGTCTAGTAAATTGGCCGATGATGATCATGCCGCGGAGCGTTGCGACATCGTAGGTATGCATGGCCGCGGCGCGACCACACTAGAAACGCTGGTTGAAATCAATAAGCAGGTTGAAAACAGTGAGGACAAAATCATGGGGAAGATTGATAAAGTGTCCTCAGAGTTACGTGATAAACAACAAACAGATCACATGTATCTCAATACTAGGATTCAAACTGTGGAAGAGAACCTCTCAAAAAAAATCGACACACAATCGGAAAAAATCGCCCAGCATTTCGACAAATCCATTGATAAATTGGATACAAAATGGGATACGAAGTTTGTCCGAATCGACAAGCGTGTTACAGGCCTTGAAAAATGGCGCTGGCTGATTGTCGGTGGTGGCGTCGTTATCATGTGGATCGTCATTCAATTCTTAAGCCTGTCGATTCGCAACTGGAGCAACGCCCTTTCCAGCGTCCCTTAAAACACTCGACAATAATTTCTATGCTTATTGTCACACCTTTCGGCGCATATGCGGCTAATAATCTGCACACTTCTCCTTCTCACTGTAAGTCTACTGCCCGCTCGGGCAACGCCAGCGCAAGCTGTCGATTGGACGCGCATTGTACCATCCGTGCGTCTCGCCACAGTACCTATTCAATGCTCACTTCACCAACGTATCACATGCTCCGCGTTTTCTATTGATAGAGCGCAGGGACATTACCTCACGGCGTCCCATTGTCTTCACATCCCCCAAGCAGAAGAAGAGGAAGATGTCCCGCAGATTGATGGACAAGATCTTGAGATACTCTACGAAGATGTTGACCTAGACCTTGCAGTGGTCAAGATTACCTCACGGCGGCCTGCGTTAAAGATACGGCCGAACCCCGTGGGGCTTGGAACGAGGGTGGCCGTGCTTGGCTTTGCTCGCGGACGACCGACCCCCTCCTTCCGCACGGCCGTTGTATCAATACTAGACCTAGCAGATAATGGGAGCCCATTCGTAGGCTTCGATAATGCACTTGTCGGAGGAATGTCTGGCGGACCTGTAGTGGACTATGCCGGTAAAGTCGTTGGCGTAGCGACAAGCAGCAATGCTCAAACGGGTTATAGTCTTACGCCACAATTCATCTACGAACACACGAAACAGTTCTGGGCTGAACAGTAGTACCTAATCCGACAATTTCCACGCACAGTGTGTTATAATTCCAGAGTATGTCCATTTGGCTAGACAAAAAATATATCAATCTCATCTCCGGCCAGTTGCCCCGATTCGCCTGGAAATCGGACACCGTCGCAAACTGCCGATGCGTCATCTGCGGCGATTCTGAAAAGAGTCGAACCAAAGCTCGGGGCTACTTCTTCCTCAACAAACAAACCTACCTCTATAAATGCCACGATTGTGGAGTGGCACTGCCCTTCGGAGCATTCCTCCAGCGTCACTCTCGCGCATTGTTCAACGAATATGTGATGGAGAGGTTCCAAGAGCAGGGCAATGCGCCTAGGCCGTCTCCAGCAGTGTCTATACCCCCTCCCACACGGACGCTCGTCGTACATTCTGACATGCACCAGTTATCGTCAGCAGATCTGCCGGCAGATATGCTCGGTATTGCAGACTATGTGGTGGAGCGGAAGTTGCCGAAATCCGCGCTGGCCAAACTCTATGGTACCACCCGCGCCCATAGCTTTTTGGCGCCACTCGTTGGTGACAAGGCGGAACGGGTGAAGGACGGGTTGCCGTATCTCGTTATTCCATTGCGATTCACGGACGGCGAATGGTATGGTGCCCAGTTTCGTTTGCTCACGCGCAAAGAATACATCACATTTCGGTGGGGGCACGATCAGTTACGTGTGTTTGGACTTGACGCACTTGACACGACACAGCACGTCTATGTTGTGGAAGGACCACTAGATTCACTGTGTTTGCCGAACGCCATCGCGATGTGTGGGTCAGACTTGTGCGGGGGACTAGATACTCTTACACGTTCTGATATTGACTTGACAAAGTGTACCCTCATTTGGGACAATGAACCTCGCAATTCACAGATCACTTCTTTTGTGGCTCGGGCCGTGAAGGGGGGAAAATCGGTCGTCATTTGGCCGGACGGACTCCCGAAAGATTTGAATGACATGTACGCTGGTGGATATTCAGTTTTGTCATTAGTTAACGCTCATACATATCAAGGACTCGGCGCGGAACTGGAGCTACAACGATGGCGGAAATAATAAATGATGATGGGATTTTGCGGTGCGAACATGTTGCGGACAAGTTTGGCGCACGGCCGACGAATGAAGATACTGCACTGGCGTCATTACCATTACACGACAACGGATACGTATCATTGCTGGCGACATATGGGAGCGATCAGTTAATCGTCGATGCCGCCCGCGTGTCATACGGGAAAGGTACGACACAAAAGCGAAGTCCTGCGGCGCTGATTCGTTACTTGGTACGACACAAACATACGAGCCCGTTGGAACAAGCAGAGGTCACCTTCTTTCTCCGGGCGCCCATCTTCGTTGTACGGCAAATCATTCGACATCGTACCGCGAACGTCAATGAGTATAGTGCGAGGTACTCGGAACTCTCAGATGACTTTTATCTGCCCGGGCGCTCACATTTGAGTGAGCAGTCTACGAACAACAAGCAAGGGCGCGGCAAGAAAGTGGGGGATGACAAATACGAGAAAATCCAAATGGAATTCGTACAGGCGCAGCAGAACGCGTTTGATACATATGGACGCTTGTTGAAAGATCACAATGTTGCCCGTGAACTAGCGCGGGTTGTCACGCCCGTCGGTGCCTACACAGAACTGTACTGGAAATGTGACCTCCACAATTTCATGCACTTTCTCAATCTGCGAATGGACGATCACGCCCAACGGGAAGTGCGTGATTATGCGAACGCGATGTATGCATGTGCGAAACCATACTTCCCACATGCTTTTAAGGCATGGGAAGATTATGTGCGGAATAGCTACACGCTTAGTGCCGCAGAATGTAAAATGCTCGGCGCTGCGCTTCGCACAATAGATAATAATCATTCATGGCCACAAAATTCATACGGTATGACAGATCGTGAATACGCAGACTTCAAATTTTTTCTTGAACAAACTTGTTCTCAATCGGAGTAGTAATGGCAGTAGACGGACTCGACCGCGACGTATTCGGTATGACGGACTATATGAAGTTCATTCATATTTCACGCTATGCGCGGTGGCTGCCCGAAGAGAACCGACGTGAAACATGGTCGGAAACTGTTGGTCGATATTTTGACTTCTTTGAAAAGCATCTGAAAGAGAACAACAGTTTCACGCTCACGAAGAACGTTCGAAAAGAATTGGAACAGGCGGTACTGACGCTGAAAGTTATGCCATCCATGCGATGTCTTATGACAGCAGGGGAGGCGCTGGAGCGCGAGAACATCGCTGGTTATAATTGTTCGTACGTGGCAATTGACTCGCCGCGGGCGTTTGATGAGATCATTTATATTCTTATGAACGGCACGGGCGTCGGGTTCTCAGTGGAGTCACAACACACATCACAGTTGCCCCGCGTCGCCGAAGACTTTCACGACACGGATACCTGTATCAACGTGCGAGATAGCAAACTCGGCTGGGCGAAGGCGCTAAAGGAACTACTGGCGATGCTCTATGCTGGGCAAATCCCAACGTGGGATGTCACCAAAGTGCGGCCCGCCGGATCACCGCTCAAGACGTTTGGTGGGCGGGCGTCAGGACCAGAACCGCTGGTAGAACTGTTTCGGTTCTGCGTTCGAACCTTTCGTGCGGCGGCCGGACGAAGATTGACCACACTAGAGTGTCATGACATTGTCTGTAAGATCGCGGAGATTGTTGTCGTGGGTGGCGTTCGTCGCAGTGCGCTGATCTCGCTCTCAGATTTGTATGATGACAGAATGCGCCATGCGAAGAACGGGGAGTGGTGGAACATGAACTCCCAGCGGGCGTTGTCCAACAACAGCTATGTGGCGCAGAAGGAACGTCCGACACTATCTACCTTCCTCGATGAATGGAAAGCTCTCTACGAAAGCAAGAGCGGTGAGCGTGGCGTCTTTTCCCGTTACGGTGCAAAGATCCAATCGGAGAAAACCGGGCGCCGAAACACAGACCATGACTTCGGCACGAATCCATGCTCGGAGATTATTCTGCGGAGTCGAGAGTTCTGCAACCTGAGCGAAGTGGTGGTGCGCGTCGATGATACCGAGGAGACGCTGACGGCGAAGGTGCGTCTCGCGACCATCCTCGGCACGTTCCAGTCAACCCTGACGAACTTTAGCTACGTGAGTAAAGATTGGAAGAAGAACTGCGACGAAGAGCGGTTGCTTGGTGTTTCCCTCACGGGCATCATGGATAGCGCACTCACCAACGGCGGCAGCAAAGGATTAGCTGAACGACTGGAAGCATTGAAGGCGATCACTGTCGCGACAAACGCAGAGTGGGCGAAGAAGATCGGCATTCCACAGAGCGTCGCCATCACTTGTGTGAAGCCTTCAGGCACCGTGTCGAACCTTGTTGATAGTGCGTCGGGTATTCACGCACGACACGCAGAGTATTATATTCGAACAGTGCGGGCGGATAAGAAAGACCCGTTGGCGAAGATGATGATCGATGCGGGCTTTCCCGTCGAAGCGGATGTGATGCGCCCCGATCATACGTGGGTGTTTTCGTTTCCACAGAAAGCGCCGAAGGGGTGCATCACACGCAACAAGCGAGATGCGGTCGAACAATTGGAATTCTGGCGCACCTATCAGGATAGCTGGTGTGAGCATAAACCCAGTGCCACGATCTATGTCAAGGAAGATGAGTGGCTCGATGTTGGTGCGTGGATCTATCGCAACTTCGACAAGGTATCTGGGCTGTCGTTCCTCCCAAACTCAGAACACATTTACCAGCAGGCACCATATCAGGACATCACCAAGACTGAATATGAGGAGTGGCTGAAGAAGATGCCTAAAAATGTGGACTGGACGAAGCTCGGAGATTATGAAAAGACAGACCATACATCTGGTACACAGGAATTCGCCTGTAGTGCGGGTGTTTGTGAAATTGTGGATCTCATTCCGCGATAAATAATAAACCAGCGAAAAAGGATAGTTGATATATGTCGTCCAAGAAACGAATCGTTATTGAATGTGCGTCCTGTCTATACACCTGTACCATCACCGGTCAGAATGTGGAGCTTGTACAATTTTGTCCATTCTGTAGCGAGGCAGTTCCAATGCCGTATGACAAACCCGGCCGCGAGGAATTCTTTGAAGACGTGTATGACGATGATGCAGATTTCAACCGGGACGATGAATGATCGCGGGTGTGGACTACTCTATGACGTGCCCGGCGGCGTGTATTCCCTATGACACACCACAATTCTGGTTTGCCAGTCAACGAACCTATGCGTCACTTCCCTCGATCTCGACGCATAAGATCACAACACTCGACGTGACGCAACGAGCCGAAGCAACTGCCATTGCACTCATTGAGTGGTTGAAGCATCATTCGGATGTTCGTGCCGTACTATTGGAGAACTACGCCTTCAGCGCAACGGGGCGTGTCTTTCATATTGGCGAACATACCGGCATTCTCAAGTACTTACTCTGGAAAGCCGATTACCCCGTGTATGCTGTACCTCCCACGGTCGTCAAGAAGTTTGCGACTGGAAAAGGTAACGCCGACAAAATACGCATGACATCCGCGTTCCTCAAGGACTACCCCAATGGGCAGAGTTGGTGTAGTACGTTCTTCCCCCGCTCGCCCACAACGCCACGTGCCAAGGCCCCGCTTTCTGACTTGGCAGATGCTTACTGGATCGCCAAATATGGCGTGTCCAGCGAATCAGATCCCCTCATCACGACCACCGGAAAATAATTTGCACGGTACCCAGAGATCTGGTATAATAGTGTTTGTTTAACAGTATCGTAAAAGGAGCAATATCAATGTTAGATGTATTCAACGCAGTCATCGACAAATTCGGGCCATGGATCGTGTGTTTTGTCATGATTGGCATCTGTCTCATCGAATCGCACAGACATGAGGAAACGCTTGTGGCTATCAATGGTGAACTTGCCGCGGCACTTGAAGCGGTAGCTAAAGTCCATGAAACGCAAACCGACCTGTTGGCGAGGGACGGGTTCATACTCCCCCCGCAGGGTGGCCCTCAGCCATTGCGGTAGAGGGCCTGCGCGTGCCAGTCACACTTCCGATAAGTCTGCATAAGATGTATTGGACGGCTGCCGTCTGGGCAGTGCGTTCTGGCAATTGGGTGACTGTTGTTAGTGGAAACGATCATATTCACATGAGAAACTCGATGCACTACGCCGATAGGGCGCTCGACTTTCACTCGTCCGACATGGACGGACTGAACGAGTGGTTGAACTACCACGGGTATGCCACCTTCTGGCAAGTCGCTGGGCACTACGCTCATGTCCACGGGCAAACGCTGGCGCCTGAGGCGGCGCGCCGACTCGCGGCCGCTGCCCTAAACAAGTTATTGTCTAACTTGGAAACTGTGGACTATCGCATCGAGGGCGAGACAGATGAGACTGTTAATCATCTCCGGCCGAGTGTGCCATGGCAAACGGCGGCGGGAATGAAAGCAGCGGGATACGGTATCTAATGAATATTTTTGTCCTTCACCGTGACCCGAAAGAAGCGGCAAAGATGCACACCGATAAGCATGTGCGCCAACAGTCTATCGAATATGCCCAACTTCTCTCATCAGCCCACCGTGCCTGTTCGCACCCCGAAGAACCGGCATTGGTGGGTCTATACAAAATGATACAAGAGCATCATCCAACGACAATATGGGCGCGTACGCATCCACTCCACTATGCGTGGCTGTATGAGCTTGCGTGTGCGACATGGGAGGAATACACATATCGCACCGGAAAGGTACACGCATCCAGTCGCCTGCGGCGCGCTCTTGCGCGAGTACCCAAGATACCCAGTCTCAAGACTGATACGCCACCACCGCAATGTATACCGGATATTTACAAAATTACCGGATCGGCCGATGCTGGCGGTAACACATGGGACGCCACCGTTAATGCGTATCGGAAGTATTACGGCGGCAGCACTATCGAGTCAGACACATGGAAGCGACGTGACGCGCCAGAATGGCTCCACATGCCAGTACCGTAACACGATTTTTATTGCTACGACAGAAGGAGTTTGCTATAATATGCACATGCCTAAATATCGCAAGGCCAGCCCCCTTCACCCACAGTGGGCGGACATAATCACACTCGATGACATTCGTGGCATCATTACCCACTTTCAGAAATCTGCCACCGTCTACGAAGGTTATATCAACGAGAATAATATGCCGACACTCTGGAGTTCGTCACTTAAAATTGTACGTGATCGTGTTGCATTTTGGACAGAGATGCTTGAATGTCGTGAACGCGGAGAGAAGATCATGCCACGTGTTCGCGAGTATCAACATGGCAATGAATTATCTGCAAAAAATTAACGACCTGTCATGCCCATTGATTCGGGATGATCAGGTGCGCCGCCATCTCCCGATGGAATTTCGAATTGCAGACGGACGAGAAGTTTACGGGCTTTACAATGACGGTGTTATTCTCGCGGTTCTCTGTGTAGCGTATGTCTCGGCAGTACCTCGCACGATGGCAGAACTGTCCGACATGACAATGAGTCTCGGCGCGCCAATTGTGACTCTCTACTCCGTGTGGTCGTATGTGCGTGGCTCAGGTCGCCAGATGGTATCCGCAGCACTGAAGCACATCATGGCCGCGCACAGTGAAATCACGCGAGTTGTCACGCTCTCACCAATAACAGACATGGCTCGCGATTTTCATTTGGCGAACGGGGCGAAAGTACTCAGTACTAATCAGGAGTCCGACAACTATGAATATCCGTGCCAAACACAGGGAGAGTAGGCCAACGGTGGCAAGCAGTCTTGAAAACTGTCGCTCGGTGATCGGGTAGTCGGTTCGATTCCGGCACTCTCCGCCAATGATTGTATGATATAATGGACCACATGAAACCAAAAAAAGAGATGGTCAAGCATTTCGCCACCGACGAGCAAAACTATGCCGATGACATTCATGATGTCTTAAAAACGGACTTGTGGGCACAAACCGATATTTGTAAACGTATTGGAAGAGACGAAGTGTTTGCCCAGCATGTGTATGCGGCACTCTGCAATCAACAGTTTATTCGTGTAGAGGAATTGACAACAGGCGCGGATCCAATAAAGGTGTCGTATTCATGGCGCAAAGCCGCAGAAATCATC